ATCAGCTAGTCCAAACATCTCCAGACCTTATGCCAGTCATTGGTGACTTGTTGTTCAAGTCGATGGATATGCCTTACTCAGAAGAAATAGCTGAGCGTATGAAGAAGATGATGCCGCCACAACTTCAAGGCCAAGGCGGTGAAGATGAATCTCCAGAGGTTCAACAAGTTAAGCAGCAAGCATCGCAATTCATCCAGCAGTTGCAGCAGCAATTAGAGGCAGCTCATGCGGCTATGCAAGAGGCAGAGCAGGAAGCTAAGCAGTTAGAGCAAAAGGCTAATGACACCGAAGCAAAGAATGCATTGGAAGCCAAGCGCGTAGAGATAGAGGAGTTCAGGGCTCAGACCGAGCGCATTAAGGTTGAACTGGATGCTGCGCAAAAAGAACAGGATGACGAGCGAATAAACATGGTAGAGCAGGCAGTGGCCCACTTAATAGGGCCGCCAGAAAGCGAACCAACAGAACAACCCGCTTCGGCGGGTTTTTTAATGCCCGAAGGAAATGAACAATGACTATATCCGTAACGATATTAAAGCCGAAAGTGTATGACACTTACGGGATTTTGATGACAGTAGGGCAAACCTATTCAGTTGATGATAGCTTTGGCGCTGGACTTGTAAGTTCTGGGTTGGCATCAGATACCAACTCGGCATTAACAGCGGTAACTAATGTTACCAACACGCCAATAGCTTTATCTTCTAGCGCACCAGTGAATGCGGACGGACGTCCTGACGGCACTATCTGGATACAAACTGCTTAATGTCTATTCAGCCTAAAAAATCAGGTGCATACGCATCTGCAATAGATGAACTTGTAAAGCGAAATATAGCTTACTCATCGGTTCAAGATATATATGCAAAGGTTAATGGCGCATATCAATCAGTGTTAAGCGGATTCGTTGGCATCCTAGTCACCCGCCCAAATTCAGGATGGGGATATGACGGCGGCACTAGGACTATTACCAATGTCCTAACCATTCCAGCAAGCGGTTCAAGCATAGTCGGAACGGTTATGACCATAGGCGGCTCTATGGGGTCTGGTAATGGCGGATCTACCAATGGCCGTGTAGGTACTTTGGTGTATAGCTCCAATGCTGCTACTCCTGTTCCAGAAGGCACTTATGTAGCGTCTATTACTTCTGGCGCATTCCGCAGTGGCGTAGCTGCTGTGTGCGTATTACAACTAGCCAACTATAACGGCACGGACTTATCTGGCCTTAACGTAGCTGGCGCGGATATGAAGTTTGGCGCTGCTGTCTGCTACACCATTTGCTACAAGAACGTTAGTGATTGCAACAATCTTAAAGCGCTGTTCCACAACTTTAAGATGAACACAGGCAATCTAATCCCACAAGATGCTGACTATGCATCAACTGCAGGATTGACGTTTAGAGGTTCATGGGAACTGCCAAACTCTAGCGCGGTAAGAACTATTTACCCGATTACGTTTAATGGCGGCGAAACATCTGTAACTTTTGCTGGCGGCACAATCGCCTCTGAGTGGACTGACCCAATAGACGTTGGGTACAACATCCCTGCCGGAACTGTCTGCACTCTGCATGTTGAAGTGACTAATTCTGATGGTATATCGCCATTCGATGTTGGTATTGGCACTAACAATATGAACAACTTCACCACTGTTGAAGGTCAGATATATACCAAGGGAATCTCTGGGTTCCTTAGCTCTGATGCTACTTGGGGCGGTGCTAGTGCCTATAAAGCAACCACATTTATGTGGAAGCCGGTGGCTATTCTTGCCGAGACCGTGGTTGAGGATGCCAAGTCAGTCCGCAATGTAGACATTATAGGCAATAGCATCACATCAAATCCTAGCGGATGGTGGCACATATTCGGTTCAGATCAAGACATTCCCTATAACAATCTAGCAAAATCAGGCGATGCTCCTAACTGCTTCCCTGTAAATGCAGCTGGTCGAGTTCTAGGCTCTTATGCGCGGACTGCCATTGTAGGGCTTGCTACTAATGAGTTGAGTTCCAACCTCATTACTGACCAGCAAGCAGTGATTGCGACACTTCGCGGCTTGGGCTATCAGAGAATCATCGGCGTTGCTTGTACGCCTAACAATCCAGGCACGGCCCTACAAATTACTTCAGGTAGCATCACTGCCGGAATATTAACTATTGTCAGCCTGAGTGGGTCACAAGCTGTTGAAGCTGGCATGGCGATTAAAGGCACAGGCGTTCCAGCTAATGTTCTATCAACTAGCGATACAGCAATCGCAGCCTTCGGCACAAGCGGAACTACAGGCACCGGTGGCGTTGGGACTTACGCGTTAACCACGAACGGTGGTGCTTACACTGGTTCGGACAGCGTGAACCCTACGTTTGATACATGGAAATCCCTAAACAACAATACTCAGCTTGCATCTATCAACTTCCGTGTCGCCTATAACACATGGGGCGCTACTAATGCGGGTGCAGGGCCTGAATACTTCGATAAGTGGTGGGACTTCTTGCCTGCAATCTCCACTAATAACCGCTGGAACGCTTTCGATAATAGCTCTGGTGATGGTATCCATATCGGGACGTTTGGCATAGCCGGAACAATGGCGCAGAACAAAGCCTACTTCACACAGGCAAATATTCTGGCTTACCTAATTGCACAGAATTACATAGACGACCTTACTTACTAAAGCACTAACACCAACCACCTTCGGGTGGTTTTTTTATGCCCGTTTCAAACGTATCGGCCCGTTGACCGAGTCCTTAATTGGAGATTCAAATGAGTAAAGCACTATTCGCATTATTACTGCCATTTCTTCACTTCAAGCTGAGTTTTGGCGATGACGATGCCGCAGCAGCGCCGCAAGACGCTCCAGCTACAGAGACAGATGTAGCGCCATCAGATGCCATTGCAGACGATGAGGGTACGCAGCCCGTAGATAAACCAGCGGAGAAGACTTTCACCCAAGAGGACTTGGATAAGGTCGTTCAAAAGACAAAAGCAAAGCTTGAACGTAAGGCTGAACGCGAACGCATTGAACTGGAAACCAGATTAAAGGTTAGCCAGGAAGTGCAGAAAGCGGCTCCAGTTAGTGAAGATGAGCCGAAAGTTGAAGATTTCGAAGATTACACGCAATACCTGAAAGCCCTAGCAAAGCACACCGTGAAAATGGAGCGTGCAGCGCAAGAGGCTGAATCAAAGAGTGCGGAATCCAGGAAGCAGCAACAATCGGCAATAGAGCGTCACAACGCAAAGCAGGCTGAGGTATGGGAAGCAGGCAACGACAAATACGATGATTTCGATGAAATGGCCAATAAAACAGGCCAGCACTTGAAATCAAAGGGATTGTCTTTTGCGCCTGAAATGCTTGGTGCGCTACTCGAAACTGAGAACGCCGCCGACATTGTTCACCACCTTGGCGTTGACTTGGCAGAAGCTGAGCGCATAGCCCGTTTAACCCCTTACGCACAAGCCAAAGAAATCGGCAAGCTGGAAGACAAACTGTCAGCCAAGAAGCCACCAAAAATATCAAGCGCCCCTAAGCCAATTGCACCAATCGGTAGCGGTACAGCTAGCGCCAAATCCCCAGAGGAGATGAGCGTCCGTGAGTACACCGAATGGAGAGCAAAACAAGGAGCCAGATGGGCGCGATAACCAAACCAAATGACCAAGACGCTTAACGCGGCTTTTTTTTACGTCTATACATAAGGAAATATCATGTCTAACTCGTTAGCAACCTGTTCCATTATCGCGAAAGAAGCTCTTGCGATTCTTAGAAACTCACTTAGCTTCTCAGCAAACGTTAATACCGACTGGCAATCTGAGTTTGACTCAAATCAATCTCGCGGTTACAGCCCTGGCTCAACCATCAACATCAAGAAGCCACCACGTTACACTTATCGTGCAGGCCGCGTTTCTGTGCCTCAAGCAACTACTGAAACCACCATCCCGTTAGTGCTTTCTCAAGGCGGCTCTGATCTTGGCTTCACATCTTTTGAGCAAACTTTGAGTTTGCAACAAAAGGAACGCAAGATTGAAGCGGCTGTAGCTTCTGTAGTGAATGAGATTGACCGTCAAGGCTTGGATTTGGCTCGTACAGCTACATTTAATGCCTTGAATACTACCGGCGCTTTACCTACAACCCAACTGGCAGCTACTCAGGTATTTACTGATACTCAACGCCGCTTGGACGAAATGGGCGCTCCACGTGACAATCAACGCGCTTTCATCATGGGGCCTGGCCTTAATGGTGCTTCTGTTGCTGGCTTGGCGGGCTTGTTCAATAGCCAATCTTCTATCTCTAACCAATACAAAAAAGGCATGGTAGTTGATAGCCTTGGCTATGTCGTTGGTATGGATCAGAACGTTGCCACACAAACAAACGGCGCAGCAACTGCTACCAACATCAACGGCGCTGGTCAAACTGGATCCACATTGACCGTTGTTGCTGTTGCTGGCGGCACGCTGACTAAAGGCACATCAATCACACTGCCAGGCGTATTCGCAGTCAATCCTCAGTCACGTCAATCAACAGGCGTATTGGCCAACTTTGTAGTAACCGCTGATGTGTTGGTAGGTGCAACATCTATCCCTATCAGCCCAGCAATCGTAACTTCTGGCGCATTCCAGAACGTTACAGCATCGCCTACAACTGCACAGCCTTACGTGATTATCGGTGCTGCTTCTACCAGCTATCAAGCCAACATCGCTTATCACAAAGATGCATTCACATTGGCAATGGTTCCATTGTGGGCACCTCCAGGCGGCAAGGGCGTTATTGATGTTGGCTCGGCATCTGAGGATGGTTTCTCAGTCAAGGTGACAACCTTCTACGATGGTGTGAATGACTTTGCACAGACCCGTCTTGACGTGCTGTTTGGGTGGGCTGCGACCTATCCTGAATTGTCCGTTAAATATTACACCGTTTAATCAACATAGCCCCTTAGGGGGCTTTTTAATTTAAGGAAATCATCATGGCTGTATTACTAACCCAAGCATACGAGGGTTATTTGGCGGGAACTGTAGTTAACCTGCCAACTAACATCGAAACTGCACTCATCGCACAAAGCAAAGCAACTGCATCAACTCGCGCAAGCACAACCACTGGCGCTGTGACTTATAACGGCATGCAGGGTACAGCGGCTATTGCTGCAGGCGCAAGCTCTGTTGTTATTACAAGCAACAAAGTAGATGCCAATTCCATCGTTGTAGCCTATGTGTCTCAAGCCGCGGCAGATGGAACATTGCTTCGTGTTGAACGTGTGTTGCCAGCAGCAGGCTCTTTCACTATCTACGGAACTGCAAATGCGACCGCAACCACATTGATCAGCTGGGCAATCATCAGCCCATCTATTGCGGCTGCACCACTCGCTTAATTGTCATCAACCAAACAAGGGGGGGCTTCGGCTCTCCTTTTTTTTTGGAATAAATCATGCCATCAGCACTAGAAATCATCACCAGAGCCATGAAAACGGCGGGGGTTCTCGGAAATAACGAAACTCCCTCGTCATCGGAAGCCAGTGATGGGCTTATTGCCTTGAATGACTTGATGGATTCATGGAATACCGACAGAACCTATGTATATAGCGTTCAGCAGAACAATTTTCCCGTGGTGAATGGACAAGCGGCCTACACCATAGGCACAGGTGGCGATTTCAGTATGATTCGTCCTGTAAAGCTGGACAACGTATTTATCCGAATCAATAGCGTGGACTATCCGCTTAAAGAAATAAACAACCAGGATTACGACTCTATCGCTGTTAAGGCCAATGGATCGTTCCCAGAATACTTTTACTACGATGCGGCCTTCCCATTAGGGACTATCTATATCTATGGAGTGCCAACACAGGGCGATATTTATATTGACACATGGACGCAGATTCAGCAGTTTTCGGACTTAGCCACAAATTACACATTCCCCCCGGGATATTACCGAGCAATACGCTATAACTTGGCTAAAGAGATAGCCCCTGAGCATGGAACTTCACTTACTCAAGAGGCGGTGCAGATAGCCATTGAATCACAAGCCAATATCAAGGACAGAAACCTGCCTTGGCCTGTCATGAAAACAGAAGTTGGATACATGGTAGGCAGTAATTTTGGCTATAACGGGTTCATGGGCTATTAATGTCAGACATTAACCTGTTCGGCATCGGGCAATACGGGAAAAGTCACAATGTAACCTCTCAGCGCCGACTTAACTGCTACTTGGAGCCGCAACCAGGAGATGACAGGGCAAAGGTCGCTGTTTATGGCACTCCTGGGCTTGATTTATTCACGTCATTTGGTGATACGACTATCCGTGGCTTATATCAGCGCACAGACTATCTATATGCAGTACATCGCGGCACGTTTTATGAAATCAACAACGCTGGAGTAAAGACAGCAAAAGGCACGATAGGAACTACACAGGGCAAGGTGTATATGGCGGATAACGGCTCTCAGTTGATGTTAACTGATGGTTCAGCCGGATATATCTATACCTTTGAAGCTATATCTCCTGTTGCCATTAGTTCTATTACCCATGTAGGCACGACGGCAACTGTTACTACAGCAGCAGATCATAACCTGTTTTCTAGCGTCATTACAGTAGCAGGAGCCGTCCCAGCGGCATATAACGGCACGTTCCATATAGATTACATCAGCCCAACTCAGTTCAGTTATACGATGCTGTCTGATCCTGGAGTCAATGCTTCTGTAGTAGGCGCATATACCGTGCCTCAGTTCAGCCAGATCATTGATCCTGACTATCCTAATCTTGGCTATGTGAGCTGGATGGATGGCTATTTTATCGGCCCAAAAGTCGATACGCAGCGCTTCTATGTATCTGGGATAAATGACGGGTTTAATTGGGATGCGCTTGACTTCTCAAGTGCTGAATCTAATCCCGATATCCTGCTGGCTACACCAACAGACAACTCAACACTGCATTTGATGGGGTCAGTGTCTACCGAGTTCTGGACTAATACAGGCGAGACAGACTTTCCATTTGCCAGAATATCAGGCGGAGCTACTGAGTGGGGATGCGCCGCTGTCAACTCAGTCGTTAAGTATGACAACACGCTGGCATTTCTGGCTAAAAACAGAATGGGCGAGGTAATCGTCGCCAAGTTCAATGGCTACAGCCCGCAGCGCATATCTACTCCAGAGCTTGAACACATTATAAATAACTACGCAGCAGTAGCCGATGCATCCGCCTTTAGTTACATGTTAGGCGGTCATCCTATGCTGCAAATTAACTTCCCTACAGGGAACGCTAGCTGGATTTATGACGGCCTAAGCGGCGCATGGTCACAGGTGCAAGGCTACAACATCGGGCGTCATCGTGCCGAGATTGGCGTTAATTACCTAGACAAAATCATGGTAACTGACTTTGAGAACGGCAACCTGTACCGCCTTAATCCCAATACATACGCAGACAACGGCGACCCTATCACATTCGAGATCATATCGAGGCATGTTAATCAGGGCAATGTCCGCATGATTGTAGACGAGCTACAGCTTTACATGGAGACAGGTGTAGGGCTTGCAACAGGGCAGGGCAATAACCCGCAAATCATGCTTTCTGTATCGAAAGATGGCGGACATACCTACGGGCCAGAGCAGTGGGTGGATATTGGGGAGATAGGCAATTACCTGACTCGTGCGGTATGGCGCAGACAAGGCCAAGCCTATGACTTTGTTTTCAAATTCCGCATTACAGACCCAGTGAAGCGCGTCATCTTTGGCGCAAGCATTAAAGCGAGGCCAGGACGTTCATGATAAGCGCACCTCCAACCAAATCACCATTCCAGACGCAGTTGGCAGTAGGCAATCAAGCTATGCCTGACCCTGGCTGGATCGAGTTTTTTTCAGAAGTTTACAAAGGCATTCTCGCCACGCAACAGGGCGGAACAACAGCACAGCGCCCCACTAAGAACTTGTATCCAGGAAGGTTTTTTATTGACTTTAGTTTAGCCGCCAACGGCAAGCCTATCTGGATAGGTGCAGACGGAGCAACTTGGATAGATGCAACAGGAGCAACAGTGTGATTCTGGATATAAAGCCATCCTCTCTTAAGGAGCAGGATTTCTACCAGATACCCGAAATAAACGACCTGAAAGATTCATTAGGCGCATTGCCGCAAGCCGACATAAAGATTGTTCACCTATTCACCAATGGGTTTTATGGGAGAGTCGCCCACATCCCAGCAGATACCACCTTTGTTTCAAAGATACACAAACAAAACCACTTCCATGCATTGGTTAGCGGGCGCATTCGCCTGACCAATGGCTACGACGAAGTTCAGGAATACACCGGGCCGCTGGCAGGACTGACCAAAAGAGGAACGCAACGCGCCGCCCACACTTTAACCGACTGCGTGTTTATGACGGTGCACAAAACAAACAAAACGAATCTTCAAGAAATTGAGGATGAAGTAATCGCAAAAACGAGGGAAGAATTATGGCTTGGATGACGGCAGCGAGTATCGGAGCATCGGTAGGGGGATCATTGATTTCCGGAGCATTGGGTGGCTCTAAATCAGCAGAGCGTGCAGCAAAGGATGCCAATGCTGCCAGCAATCGCCTGCAAGAGAATGCTTTGCGTGAAGCTAAGGCCAATCTATCGCCATACATGAACACTGGCACAGCCGCAAATCAGAGGCTTGCACAGGCATTAGGCATTGCTGACCCTGAAGGGTATGCACCACGCCCCACCCGCCAACAGTTTGAAGACCAATACCTGCAAATGCATTACAAGCAATTCGGGAAGGGATATAACCGCAACTCGGATATGTCTGCCGTCAATAAATGGGTTGATGAGAATTACAACAAAGCACTCTCAGATTGGGAGCAAGGAGCTGCCCAATATGAAGCCGCCAATCCTGGATCGACTGGTGACGGCTACCTACTCAAGAACTTCACCAATGAGGATTTTGTTAAAGATCCTGGCTATCAATTCCGCATGGATGAGGGCAACAAGGGTATTAATCGAGCTTCTGCGGCTCGTGGTGGGTACGATTCCGGCGCTACCCTAAAAGCGCTGACAAAGTACAACCAAGACTACGCCTCTAATGAGTTTGGCAATGCCTATAACCGAGATGCAGCTAATAAGAGCCGTGATTATGGCTTTCTTTCTGGCACATCAAATAGCGGGCAGCAAGCGGCTGGCGCTTTAGTAGGAGCAGGTCAGAGCGCAGCCAACGCTATGAGCAATAGCAATATGGCAACAGCGCAACAGGTAGGGGCGTACCAAATGCAAAACGCCGCGAACCTGAACAATTCCATTCAATCAGGAATAGGCAATTCTCTTTACGCATTGCGCACAGCTCAGAAGCCCACGACTACGTATGATGGCTCATATGATTACGGCTCATCGCAACCTAAACCATGGTGGATGTCATAATGGCTGAATTTCAAAACTTCAATCTTGCACAAATCTACGGTGCTGCTGACCAAGCCAATGCTCTGCGGAATCAGCAACAGTTCCAACAATACCAGATACAGCGCCAGCAACGTGATGACCAGCGGGCGGATGCTGGGCGCAATGCTTATGCCATAACGCCAGACGGCACGCTGGATGAGGGTGGCACATTTGCCAACCTGATGCGCGTTGACCCTAGCCAAGCTTTGCAATTCAAGCAGACACAGGCTAAGGCAAAATCTGAGCAGGCTAAAGCCACAAGGGAAGAAAGCAAGGCTGCGCTGGAGCAGAAGAAAGCTACCTTTGAATATCTAAAGGACAGGCTGTCTACCGTCACTGACGATGCTAGCCATCAGGCTTTTCTGCAAGAAGCGGCCCAACTTGCTCCTGAGCTTGCTAAGACTGCCCCCACAAGCTACAACCAAGATTGGCAGCGCTCTAATTTGCTAACCGCTGACAAGGCGATCAGTCAACTCACACCTAAATATGAGCGCGTAGACCGTGGCGGAAAGATCGAGATTGTGGACATGAACCCGTTCACGAATCCAGCAATTAAGGGGATGCAGCTAGATAAGGTTGCAACTATTGGAGAACAGGAATCGGCGCGTCATAACCGCGTTGCTGAAGGCATCTCTGGCGCTCAATTGGGAGTGTCAAGGGATAGGCTTGCGTTCGACAAATCAGGAGGTGTATCTGGAGTTAATGCAAGCAATCCAAAGCCAGAAAAGCTGACAGAAGGTATGCGCACAGCCGCGGAATATGCACAACGCATGGCCGCTGCTGAAATGCTGCTGGATAACACGGTGGAGCAAAAGCCTGGGATATTGGAAACGATAGCAGGGGGAACTCCATTCATCGGCAACGAAACATCTGCCAACCTGGCACGTTCCCCTGATCGTCAGAAGTCATTACAGGCTCAACGTGACTGGGTTCGTGCCAAACTGCGCAAGGAATCTGGTGCGGCTATTGGTGTTGATGAAATGAAGAATGAAATTACCACCTACTTCCCTCAAATTGGGGATAGCCAAGAAGTTGTAGACCAAAAGAAACTAGCTCGGCAACAGGCTGTAGACGGATTGATTCAGTCATCAGGTAGTGCATATAAAGCACCATCAGGAGCAATTCTTCCTAAAGATGCCAAGATGCCGCCAAAAATCAAGCCTGGCAAGGTTGAGGATGGCTATGTATATCTCGGCGGCGACCCTGCAAAACCAACATCATGGAAGAAAGCTAAATAATGGGAAAGCCTTGGGAGAAGTATGCAGAATCTCCAGCTAGCGAGGCCAAGCCTTGGGAAAAATACCAAGAGACGACTGCGCCAGTAGCCGAAGATACTCCGGCAATTGAAAGGCCTTCAATGCTTGCCAGCATCGGGCGTGGAATGATGGATATTCCACAAGGGATGACGCAGGGCATGCTACAAGGCAGTGAGGGGATAAAAGGCGCTAATGAGGCAAATGCGGCATTGGGGGCCAAGCTCGGAATAAAGCCACAAGGCGCACAGTCTTATACCAATAATCTGCGTACCGAAATAAACAACTATGAGCGTGGGCAAGGCGAAGGGTTTGATGTTGGTCGTGTAATAGGCAATGTGGCAACTGCTTTGCCAACTGCGTTAATTCCTGGCGCTAATACCTATTCTGGATCAGCAGTGATCGGCGGAGCAATGGGGGCATCTCAGCCAATCATTAACGGAGAATCAAGGGGGGCAAATGCAGGCAAAGGCGTTGCTGCTGGGATTGTCGCGAAGTTTGTCAGCGACAAGGCTGCTGCTGCATTAAAGAATAGATTTAGTCAGCAGAAAATTGCTGCTGAAAATGCCAATATGCAAAACGCCACAAAGAATGCCAGCCTAAAAGAAGGGCAAGACCTAGGGTATGTTGTGCCTCCAACTCAAGCCAACCCATCAACCACAAATCAGGTACTTGAAGGAATCTCTGGAAAAATAAAAACTGGACAGGTAGCCTCCGTAAAGAACCAAAGCGTAAGCAATGACCTTGTGCGTAAATCACTTAATCTTCCACCAGAAGCCCCATTAACAAAAGAAACTCTTCAATCCGTTCGGGCAGAAGCTGGCAAGGCATATGAGATTATTTCCCAAGTTCCCATCATCAAAAAAGACGCTGCATATGAGCAGGCAATTATGAATCTTAAAGGTGCTTACTCTGCTGTAGAAAAAGAAGCGCCAGAACTTTCAAGTAAATATATAAAAGAGTTCGATAATTTAGCCAAAGGGCTTAATAAAGAAGAATTCAGTGGAGCTGGCGCAAACGAAATTATCAAGCTGTTGCGCAATGAAGGAAACAACGTTTCTCCGACTGCAAATGCAGCAGAGAAGGCCATCGGCAAGGCGCAAATAAAGGCCGCTAACGCACTGGAAGATTTAATTGATAGGACGATGACTAAGCAAGGCAATACTGAGGCTGTGGCTGCATTCAGAGAGGCAAGAAAGACAATAGCCAAGTCTTATGATGTTGAAAAAGCGCTTACTGAGCGAGGGAATGTTGACATCAGGAAGTTAGTTCCAATGCTTAAAAAAGGCAAGTTAACTGGAGAGCTTAAACAGGCCGCTAAGTTTGCAGCCACTTTCCCCAAGGCGGCACAAGAAATAGATGGTTCAATTCCAGCAACTAGTCCTCTTGATTGGTATGGGGCTATAACAGCATCGGCAGCAACGGGGAACCCCCTTCCTATGGCATTGGCTGGAGCGCGTCCAGCTATACGTTCAGGAATACTATCAAAGGCATACCAGGGCACTATGACGCAAGCGCCTGAAGTAGCTCCTGGAATGATAACAAGCCTTGGCAATAGTGCAGCTAATAATCAGATGTTAAGAAGCTTGGCCCCTGCGGTGGGGACAATTGGATCACTTACTTATGGGAAAGAGTAAAAAATTCTTTAATTTTGACTCAGGAAGCTTTTGAACAAGTAGGCGCACAGGAAGGCATATAAAGCCAAATATAAATAAGGCGGCAAATGGCTTTATCAGCAATGCAAGAAATACAGTAGACATAATTAAATTATTACACAACAAGGCACCTTCGGGTGCCTTTTTTATTGGGAAACGATAATGGCAAAACTATCGCCTGTTTACAATTGGGCAGAAGACATCAATAGCATTGCGGCTACTGGCGCGAAGGTTTTCACCTATGCCGCCGGATCGTCTACCAAGCAGACCACCTATACAGATTCCGCAGGATTAGTACCACAGTCAAACCCTATTATCCTCAACGCAAGAGGTGAGCCATCCAATCCAATTTGGCTACAAGAAGGGCTAAGCTACGATTTTGTGTTTGCCTCATCTACTGATACTGACCCGCCAACATCACCCATCAGGACAATCCCAGACGTGACAGGGGTCAATGATTCTTCAATTACCATCGACCAGTGGGTTGCTTCTGGCGTCACTCCCACTTACGTTAGCGCTACGCAATTCACAGTGCCTGGCGATCAAACAAGCACATTTACCGTAGGACGCAGGGTTAAGTTGCTTGTTACTGCTGGCACTGTGTATGGCTTTATAACAGTATCGACATTTGTTGCATTGACTACCGTTACCGTAGTCATGGACAGCGGCACACTGGACAGTGGGCTAAATTCTGTGCAGTTAGGATTAATCACGCCTGACAATGATTCTTTGCCTATCCTGACAGACTCACAATTTCGCCTATCTCAGACTGCAAATAAGCTGCTAAAGCTTATATTAAACCTTGCATCATTCACCTCGTCGCGCACTGTCACTTTCCCTGACAAAGATATCACTGTAGCTGGCCTTGATGATATAGCGATTAATCAAACATCAAAATTACAGCCATTCTCTGCCGCTTTATCGTCAAACACGCTTATCGGTACACTGTCTGCATCAAATCTTGATTATCGCCCAACATCACTAAACAGCGGATCGTATAGTACCGTTGCAAATGGAATACTAACATTAACAATACCGACTGCTGCATCAATTGGGCTGACTACTGTGCAGGCTGGAAGATTGATTTGGCTTGTTGCCTATAACGCTGGCACTCCAATATTGTGCGTTGCGAATTCCTCAGGTGGGCTATTGCTGGACGAGTCAAATCTAATATCGCCAACCACGATTAGCGCTGGCGCGACTTCGGCAAATGTTATTTATTCAGCATCAGCAGTCGCCGCCAACTCGCCGTATCGTGTAGTTGGATTTACAGATGTAATCTGGACTTCTGGCACTGGATATACAACATTGACGGAATTTCAAGGCTCAGGTGGGCAGGCGCTAGACTTTTTATCAAGCATAGGAAATGGTGCATGGGTGGGAGTAACTAGAACATCAGGCGTTACTTATTACAACACAACAGGCAAGCCTAAGTTCTTCAAATATATTAGCGCCAATAGCGTTTCACCCCAAGCCGTCACTATGAATATAGATGGTAGTTCGTATTCGGTGGCAGTTGCAGCCAATAATAGCATTTACATAATGGAAGTGATCCCACCTGGAAAGCCTTACTCCATCACTATCACAGCCGGGACATTCTCTACGATTCAGGAGATGAGCTAATGCCATATTACAAAGATAAAGACAATTTCCTCCATTTCCTTGAATCTCCAGAGTTTACAAACTTGCTGCCTGATGAGGCTGTGGAAATCACTGATGAGGAGGCAGAACAATTGCTACCTCCTGAGGCTATTAAATTAGCCCCATTATCCGCATGGCAAGTTAGGAAAGTGCTTACGCAGTTTGGCTTGAGGGTGACAGTAGAAGCCGCTATATCGCAAGCAGACCAGACTACTAAAGACGCATGGCAATTCGCCAACGAGTTTGCGCGTGATGATGCAATATTAAACGCTATGGCTAACGCTATTGGCATTACACCTGAGCAGCTTGACCAGATGTTTGAAGTCGGAATTACCTTGTAATAAAGAGAGCGACCAGCGGCATGTATCAGCATGCTGCCAGCCGCTTACCCACAACCGTACTGTGAGCTTGCCAAGGCTCTCCCGCCACTAGCGGCGATTGCACCTTAGCACCTAATTCCAAAGCTCGCAAATATTTGGAAACCAGCAAATGAATAAATACGCCTCTCGCAGATTCCTGCTTGCGTCCCTATCCGTGATATTAAGCGCGGCCCTTCTTTGGTACGGGAAGATATCGGCCGATAACTTTACTGATATATCAAAGTGGGCCATTGGACTATATCTAGCCGCCAACACAGCCCAGAAGATCAAGGGAACCGCAACCACTTTCACGGAAATTCAAAATGGATAAGTCAGAAGCCGCTCAAGCCATTGCAGACGTAGGCACAAAGATTCAATACACAGGCTCAGGCATGGCAGTTGGCCTGGCTTTCCTGAATACCAATGCAGCCGCTTTAGGGGTGTTGATTGGCCTTGTCGGGCTATTGGTCAACATATTCTTCAAGTTCAGGCGTGAAGCAATAGACCGCAAAGAGCGCCAAGACCTCATAGATAACCTTTCCGTCCATCGCAAAGGTGACATCCCAGACGCATTAGAGAAGCTATCTCATGAACAACACGACGAAGATTAGCCTGTCTGCTGTTGGATTGGTCATGATTGCCCTGCTAGAGAGCTATTCTCCCACTCCGTACAAGGATGGAGGGGGTGTAGTAACCAACGGATTCGGCAACACTCACAATGCCAATAAGCCAGTTACCGTTCCTCAAGCCCTAGACCAACTCCAACGCAACGCATCAGAAGCCGGGCAAGCTGTAACGCGCTGCATCACCTCACCGCTTAGCCAGAATGAATACGATGCTCTAGTGAGCTTCACATTTAACGTAGGCCAATCCGCTTTCTGCAAATCCACCCTAGTCAAAAATTTTAATGCTGGCGATCACGTTGCCGGATGCAATGAGCTATCCAAGTGGGTATATGACAACGGCAAGAAGGTTCGAGGATTAGCGATACGACGAGAAAAGGAACGCGCCCTGTGCCTATCAAATACATAGCCGCATTAGCGGCTTTTTTGTGCCTGATGGCTTTTTCATGGCATCAAGGCGCTATTTCTGAGCGAGTTAAGTGGCAAACACGCGAAAACGCACAGCAAGCAGCCTATAACGCAAAAACGCTTGAGACTGAGGCTAAGCATCGCGCCATTGAGAATAAACGCGCCGTAGATGCACAGAATTTGTCAGTTTCATACCTCAAATCACTCAAGGAAACAGAAGATGCTAAAAACAGGATTATTGCTGATTTGCGTGCTGGGATTGTCAAGTTGCGCGGGAGTTCCGGCACAAACCCGACCTGTCGTATCACAGTGCCCGAAGCTAGCACCGATTCCAGCGGAACTAACGGAACACCACAAGCCGAACTTTCTACAGGATTTTCTGAGTACTTGGTCAACAAATTCGACTCAGCCGACAAAAAAGTAATTTTGCTGAATCGCTGTATTGACCAGCTACACGCTGACAGGGAAGGACAGTAATGGCAACGCATTTAGTTATTCCTGATGTGCAAGCATCC